CCGCAGTTCTTGCCGTGAATTGCCGCCGCAGTTCTTGCCGTGAATTGCCGCCGCAGTTCTTGCCGTGAATTGCCGCCGCACTTTGTACCGTGAAACGCCGCCGCAGTTCTTGCCGTGAAATGGCAACACAAAACGCCGCCCACATGGGGCGGCTGTTGGTTAGTAAATGTTTGCAAGCTTAACTATTTCATACACTACATTTTTAATATTCATGTTCTCATAGTATACATTGCCTAACTGGTAATTATCTATAAAAGTTTTAAACGTCCTTGACGTTTTCAAGCTGTGTATTAGCATTGTGTTTGGTGCGTGGTCTGTTTTGGTTAGGGCATATGTGCGAGTGTAATTTTCATCATAATCATTAGAAACAAATATTTTACCTTCATTCATATTTATCCACACGCCATATGTATTTTCTTTATACACGAATTTAAAGAAAAATTCACAGTTTCCGGACTTCTTTTCAATGAATGTTTTGTTATCCCTTAAAAATTCATTTTCAATAGCATAGTTACCATACTCTGTGCCGCTTATTAGTTTACCAAAACGGGTTTGTTTTTTCATATCAATAAAATCCCTGTTTTGTACTAACTCAATTAATATATCATTTTTGCACATTATTGTTTTATCATACGGTAGTTTAATGTTGAAATATAGAAAATAAGGGTTAGTTATTGTTATTGCATTAGACAAGAAAAATACTTTGCAGTTATCACGGGTACGGGCAATAGTTTCATAACATTCAAGAAAGTTGGTTACTTCGTCCGGCAAATAGTGGTGCGTTCCTTTGTCTAATATAAATTCATCAAATATAATCGTTGTTACAAGTGGGAAAGCGGTTGACTTTTCAATTTTCGCCGTGCTTAATGGCATAGCTGTGCCGCACTCTTTACCGTTTATCAAAAATGTTTTACCGCTTACTTTAAATTCAACGTCCGGAAACTCTGGTTTTATATCATCAAAAAATTTTTTTATTTTCTTCAATTCGTCTTTAAAGCGGCGTATATATACAAATTGTTCGCCGTACTTTAAAAATCTGTTTATCACATATTTTTTACTGCCGTAGGTTTTACCTGCCCCACGGTTACCCACTATAAAATTAAAAAGTGCGTTATACGATAAACTTTTATTAATATCCCAATACATAAAATACCACCTTTCAAAATGTTCCACGTGGAACAAAAACAAAGGGCTTTAAACAGTTTGCAAACAACCCACCACGGCAAAATATTTTTGTTAGGTTCTCCACCTTGGTACAACAAAAATATCATTTACAATTAAACCATTTAAGCCCTTTATATTATTATATCACTTTTCTTTTTCATTGTCAACACTTTTTTCCCGTTCATTGAAAATTCAATGGGTATTAAAATTATACCGCCCTGTACAGTTTTCGGTGTTAACTTTCCTATGTATTTAGTACCCTGTTTAAAATTTTCCCATGTAACATATTTGTAACAATTATCCGGCATACCCGCACAAGTTATTTTCAAATCTGTAATAAAATCCCCATAACCATTTTTTATTAAATGCCCGTTATCTGTATATATTTCATCTTCAATATATCTTTTTGCCTGTAAAAATCTTGCTCTTTCAAAACTACTTTCATGTTTCCACTTTCCCAGTTCCCTACTATCTATATCAATGCAAGTTGGATAGTCAAAACCGCTTAAATGTATACTATCTGTATCACTGTATAAATATCGGCTGTGTCCTGTCTGTTGTATACTTTCTTCATGTATTTTTTGGCTTGCAGTTATTGTTGTATAACGTGCCCATGCTGTGATGAAAGTACCAACAGGAATATAAATTGGGTTTCGTATTGCTTTATTTGTTGTTTTTATTTTTCCGTTTTCGTCCCGTATCGGGTTTCCGTTTTCGTCACACAATTCATATTCAATATCACTATATTTTACAATGTTTTCATTTTCATCAAAATATGGGTACTTACTTCCCATAAAGGGATTTAAAGCAAATTTTCCATACAAATTATTTAATACAAGTTTCGCTATTGTTCTTTTTCCTTTATTGCCCTGCTTATCTGCGGCTATCTTCTTTTCATTCCATTTTTTTACCCAGTTGCAAAACAATGTTGTTGAGGATTTAAACATATAACCGCCCAACCATTCCACATTAAAAATATCATAGTGTTTCAGAAACAGTTCAAGGTCAACACTTGTTAGGCATAATTCTGTTAGTTCATCAACCCCAGTTTTACTATTAACACTACTTTCTAAATATGTTGTAGAATTAAAGAACGGGTTATTTTTTAATTGAATTGTTGGTAAATGGTTAGGCTTTAATTTGAAGAAACAACGCAAATTTTGTACATATAGGGGATATTGTTTATTAGTTTCATACTTTCCGGAAAATTCAAGGGGTACGCCATAGGGTAAAGGGCGGTATGCCATAACTGAGGGGTAAAGGCTGTTAACATCAAATACAATACCTTTTCCAATGTCTTTTCCTTGATTTTCGGGGTTAGCAAAAGTATAACCGCCTTTATAACTCATTCTAATTTTACTATCTGTTTCAATATCCAATACAGGGAAAAATCTTTCAAAATCTTTTCCCATATCTTTTTTATAATCTGCTAATGCACAACTTCCAATCGTCATTTTATCGAAACCGTCTGTAATCATTTCATATAATGCCATTGCCATTATTTGCACATCATTTTTTAAATAGTCCCATTCTTCCGCAGTTACGGGGCAGGGGTTATTGTGTCGGTCATAATCAATACAGCCTTTTTTAATCGGTAAGTCAAAAGCCTTTGCAACCGCTGAAACAGGCATATTTAATAATTTTAGGCTATCTAAAATAGTTATTTTGTCTGTGTGCTTTCCCTTTTTACTAAAATAAATATCAGTACCATAAAACTTTCCATCATCTGATATTATTGTTGTAAAGTCTTTATAACTACATAACTTTTTATCCTTTTGCCATGTGTACCCATTTGTCAACAGGTAATCTAATATATAGCTATCATCAAATTTCAGATTATGAAAATATAGTGTAGGGTTTCCTATCCCCCGGCAAGTGTTGAAAAAATCGTCTAAATTTTCCCCCATTAGCACATTATTAGGGTTTCCCACTTCACACAACCCCCACGCCCATACACGGGCAGGGGCAATTGTTGTTGTTTCAAAATCGGCTGTAAATATCTTTTTCATTCTGCTAGCCCTTGTAAAAGTGTAATTGTCCTGTTAACTCTTTCTTTTTCCGGTATGTTTCTGTCATAATGAAAATTAGGTGTAACTTCTTCCAATCCCTCATAATACAAAGAAATTAGTTTTTCACCGCCCACTTTATCGCACAATTCGCCCAGCTTTTGGGCGGTTGCGGTATCGTATACGCTGTAAAACGTTTCTTTTAATGTTGCTAAATAGGCATTACTTTCAATCTCATATCTACTATCACTTATTTTCTTTTCAACGTAATCTGCAAACTTTTTAAAGCCGCCTTTTTCTGACTTGTTAAAATCAAATTGTATTGGTTTCGCTTTTTGTTCCTGTACCATACGCCTAACAGTTACAGCTTTTTTTCCGTCAATATATACGGGCATTTCATCAATTTTCTTTTGTTCAGCTCTCCTCTGTGCATTAAGGCGGCGGACGTTCTTTTTAGCCTGTTCAATTTCAAAAAGCGTTGCCCGTTCGCCCTTTTCATTGGTTACAACTTTTTCCATTCCTCTTTGCGAAAATGTTGCAAGTTTGTCAAGTGTACGGCTCAAATCTTTTCGGCTAACAATATCTTTTTTCAAATCCCTAACCTTTACTTTTTCCGGTAATACGTCTTTCAACTCGGGATTCTTTTTAAGTTGATATTCAAGTTTTGCATTAAAATTTTTCGCTAATCGTGCAAGTTCTTTTTTGTCGCTTTCTCTCCACCGAATTTTATTATATTTTGACATGGATAATTTTCACCGTCCTTAAATATTAAAAATCCCCGTTGTTCAATCTGTCTGTATAACACACAATCAGCTAATATATTAAACTCAACATAATAATTAAACCTGTTTGATAAGCTTTCGTTAAGTCGGTTTCTGTTTTCGCCCTGTTTAGTCTTAAATGTGTCTAAATGATACTTTGAAGAAAAAACAAAGGTCAATCCTGTATCGGCTGTATAACGATACGGGGAAATATTCAGATTATATTCAACACCGCCCCTTGTCATGCGTTTCACCTCTTTCCGGAATGTTCCACGTGGAACATTTAATATAAAAATAAGGGCGGCAACCGCCGCCCCATGTTTTAAACCGTTGACACATTCAGCGTTAACATTTTTCTTTCGCCCTTTGTAATCTGCTTTACTGTAAGGGGTACAGGTTTCGCCCAGTTGTGCGGCTCGCCGTATACGCCGAAAAGCTTTTTAATCGCAGAAAATACGCCGATTGAAACGCACTGATAACCCTGCTTTTTATCGTCAATCAGAACAATACGGGGGCAAGGTTTAACTTCTCCAGTCTGTTCATTGGTACAGTTGACAACCTCAACAAAAATATCCTTTACGTTGATAGTCTGATTAATGCAGTCCCCCAGTCTGAAAGCCGGATTATTCATTGCGTTGTACAGAATTGCTTTATCCTCTGCGGATTCTGCAACCATTGAGCAATACTGTGTAGTGCGACTTGTAAGGTCAACAATAAAATTTGTGTCCCCGTCCATTGTTTCCGGTGCGGTTTCGCCTGTAGTAACAAGTGAAAATCCCTGTGCCTGTGCCTTTTCGTTCTTATTCATTTTTTAAATACTCCTTTATCATTCATTTATTTTGGTTGCGTGTTCAAGAAATTTTTCCCCCGTCATTGTGTACTTTTCAACATTTTCCACAATGTTTTCAACAAGAATAATTTCTTTTCTGTCAAAACCCATTGCATTTTTAACAATTTTGACAGCGTTTTTTTCGGTTACGGTTTCATAGGTTTCCACAGCTTTCAGCGGCTGATTTACTATTTTTCCGTCAACCTTTGCAATGCGTACAGCGTGAATTGTGTACTTTTTAAACTCTTTTGAAATACTTCTCATTTTTCGTTTACCTCTTAAAGTGTTAACTCTGGGGTATTAACATCTGCGTAATCAAAACCAGTTGAAATAACCTGTTCATAGTTATTATTATAACCCCAAATTAAAAACTGCGTACAAGCCATTTTAACACATACTAAATGTGTTATATTTTTGTCACTATCTTCAACCCACATTGTTACCCTGTCCGGTGACTGTTTGATTAAAGAAAAATTAACAATTGTTAAACCCAGTTTATCAATGTAATTCTTCAAAACTGAATAAGCGGTGTAGAATGTATTCATTTCATTTACTCCTTAAATTTTACCGATACATGAAAGCCGCCAAAGGTTAACCCTGTTTCATTGCTTTCAATGCACTTTGTAAAGCTGATACTTTCAATGTTAGCAGTACTTGAAATAGTTTGAACTGTATTAAGTACTTCATTGTATGCCGCTGAATAATTGCGGTTAGTTGTGTAACCATTCAGCATATGCACACCGATTTCCGGAAAGTACCTTGCATTAACTACAATCAATATTATCACCCCTTTCAAAATGTTCCACATGGAACATTTTATTTCTGTTTCGCATTAAAACAGAAAAACTTGTTAAACAGCAAAAGACTTTTTGAATAAACTCAATTATTTTATTTACCCTGTCGGGTATGGTGTGCGGTTGTATTTTTCAACCATTTTAACCCCGAACTTTTCAGCCGATTTTCTATATTTGAATGTTTTTCTAATCAGCTTGTCGTTTTCGCCCCATGCTGTAACAACGTATTCCATTATTTTTCCTCCGTGGTGTCTGTTTGTGTTTACCTTACATATACTATTATAAACGATAATGGCAAAAATGTCAACACTTTTCCGCATTTTTTACAGTTTTTTGCCGTAAAAAATAACGTCGTTTCGGTGCAAAAATTTGTATAAAATGCACAATAAAATATTGACTAAATAAGGCTAATATGCTATACTTATAAAGGTAAATATAAAGGCGGTGAAAAACATGAAGAAACTACTGGACAAAGTATTGAACATTCGGGGCATAATGGCGTTTATCTTAACGGTAACTTTTGCAGTACTTGCAATTTTACGCATTGTTACCCCGTCTGAATTTATGACAATTTTTACTGCGGTTATTGTTTACTTTTTTGTAGACACAAAAAACAACGGGAAAGGAAGTAAGAAAAATGAATAGTCCTTACATGGGTAACTTTAAAGTTACGCAGGAATACAAAGGGGCAACGCATGACGGACTGGACCTTGTCGGACAGGACAGCAAAAATATACATAGTACAGTAAACGGCGTTGTTGAATTTGCAGGGTGGGAAAATCCGGCTAATCATTCGCAGGGTTTTGGGCAGTATGTTAAAATTGTGGATAGTGCCACGGGGTACGGTTTTTATTTTGGACACCTGTCAAGTATCAAAGTTAAAGCAGGGGACAAAGTGAAAATAACTGACGTTATCGGCGTTGAGGGCTCGACAGGCAACAGCACGGGGTCTCACTGTCATTATTGCATACGCAAAAACGGCAAAGGAACTCACATTGACGTTTCGGAATTTTCCGGAATCCCGAACAAAATCGGGGTTTATAATGACGGGTACACGGGCGGCAACGCAGGGACAACGACTGGGAAAAAAGTCGAATTGAAAATTGACGGGAAAACCGTCTACACGGGAACAATCTAAAATGTTCCGCGTGGAACATTTTCAGAATTGTTCCACGTGGAACAATTGAAAAGGAGTGAAAACACAATGACACGTGAAGAATTTAACAGCAAAGCAAGCGAACTACTTGCAAACGTTGCAGACACGGGGAAAGTATCTGAAATACTTGACGAACTGCGAACAGGTTTTAATGAAGAAATCACCAAAGGCGAAACAGCCGCCGCCGCTGTTACAGACTTAACCTCCAAAAACGAAAACTTGCAGGCGGCTAACATGGCGTTATTCCTCAAAACAGGCAAAACAGCCGCAACAGGCGAAAACGAGGAAGAAACCGCAGAAGAAGAAAATAAACTGGAGTATGCCGATTTATTTGACGAAAAGGGGGAGCTTAAATAATGGCAACAACTGAAACAATGATTAATGTGTTGAACACAATCAGAGCAAACGCAAGTCCTACATATCAGGAAAGAGTGCCGCAGGCAACACAGGACAATATAACAGCGGTGGGAAATCCCCTGCTTGAATATAATGCAACCATGAACGAATTTTTAACAAGCCTTGTTAACAGAATAGGACTTGTTATTGTTCGCAACAAAGAACTTAACAATCCGCTTGCAATTCTGAAACAGGGTGAAATGCCACTGGGTAAGGATATTGAAGAAATTTGGACAAATCCGGCAAAGGCTGAAACTTTCAATCCACAGTCAACAGACCTCTTGAAAAGAAAACTGCCGGACACAAAAACCATTTTCCACAGGCTTAACAGGCAGGACAAATACACCGTATCTATCAGTAACCCACAACTGCGACAGGCTTTCACAAGTTGGGAGGGTTTAGACAGTCTGCTTAACAGCATTGTTACAAGTCTTTACAGTGGTAACTATCTTGACGAATTTATTTTGTGTAAAAATACCCTTGCAAGTGCAATTGAAAACAACAAGTGCATAAAGCACACAATTTCAAACATTGTTGACGAATCCACTGCAAAGGCATTTATCACAACAGCAAGACTTTACCACAGAAATATTACTTTCCCGTCAAAAAATTACAATGCTTATTCTTTAAGCGGCGGTAACGGTGAGGTAACAACGTGGACACCTGCGAAAGATATCAGATTTATCATAAGGTCAGATATTGAAGCGTATACAGACGTTAATGTGCTTGCAAGTGCCTTTAATATGTCAAAAGCGGACTTTTTAGGTAGTACGCTTGTTGTTGACGATTTTGGAACAGCTAATAACTGCGTTGCTATGATGTTTGACAAATCATATACACAGATATATGATAATTATAGAGAAATGACGGAATTTTTCAACGGTGATACCCTTACATGGAATTACTACTATCATGTATGGCAGACTTACAGCGTTTCAACTCTCTGCAATGCTATCGCTTTTGTAACGGGGGAATAAACTATGTTTACCCCGTCTACAGCGGTGTATTTATGTAATACACCGCTGAAAAGTGATAACAAAAATCAAATATCATTCAACAGCCGTTCAGAACAATTTAGTTATTTTAATGGGTTAGCGGTTAGGCGTTTTTCAGATTTTACCTATCAGCGTAAAGATAACATTATTCGTGTGCCGATAAATGCAGAGGTGTTATTCAATGACGGTGTTAATTATGTTATGTATGATAACAAAAACTTTTCAACCCGTTGGATATATGCCTATATAACACAGATTGAATATATCAATCCTAATGTATCACACATACATATAAAGACAGATGTTTTTCAGACATGGTTTTTAGATTGCACTGTTTTACCGTCTTTCGTTGTTCGTGAAACCGTTATTAATGACGAACTTTTCAAACACACTTTACCGGAAAATTTGCCGACAGGTGAACAAATCACAGTCACAACAACAACTGTTGCTGATAATCTTAACGCACATAATGCCCAGGAATTTGACGAAAATTATTATTGCGTGATTATGACAAGTGAGCCTGTAAAATGGCTATCAACAACAATTCCGGCGGTTGATAGTTTTGTAGGCGGCGTTGCCAATCCCTGTTATATGTATGCAACCAATCTATCAGATTTTTACGGGTTTATGAATAAGATAACCGAAAACGGACAGGTTAACGCCGTGGTTTGTTGTGTTGCTATTCCAAAATTTTTCGTCAATTTTCACAAACTGGACACAGGCGGCGGAACTGGGGGCGGCGGAACTGGGGGCGGCGGTGAAACTGGGGTTAATTATTTGGGCTCGCCGTATTCGGCAAGCTTTAATATAACCCAAACTTATAACCCCCCTAATCATTATGGTATTGATATGGTGGGTTTATCTGATAAAAATATTTATACGCCCGTTTCCGGTAGTGTTGTGGATAGCCGTTGGGAAAATGACAGTGACCATTCACAGGGGTACGGGCAATTGGTAAGAATACTTGACAGCGAAAGCGGCTTGTATTTTATTTTCGGTCATTTATCGGAAAGAAGTGTTTCACAGGGGGACACGGTAACCGCAGGGCAGAAAATAGGCGTTGAGGGCTCAACGGGCAATAGTACAGGCTCACACTTGCATTATCAAGTTTCAAGTGATTGGAATACCGGAAGTGTAAACCCTGCTAACTATGGCACATTCCAAAATATTGAGGGGGTGCAATAATGGCAATTGGTTATATAACAGATATCAATGCAGAATTTGCAAGGCTTCAAACAAAAGTAAACAAAAACTTGAAAACAATTGACGGGTACACCCCTAAAAATAACAAGTGCTTTTGTTATCCCTTTAATTACTTAACGCTTAACAACAACAGCGGCGTTAAGGTTATATTAAAATATGAGTTATTCAACAATCCACAAAGTACAACAGCAACTATAAAATATTATCCTGTTGTGGGAAACAATCCTGTTTTACTTTGTGTACCTGTTAACTACAAAGGACAGGAAAAAAATTTTGATAATTCAGTACAGTTTGCAAACTTTCCGCCGTTGCCGTGGTCTTATGATGTTTTCAAAAACTGGGCGGCATTAAATAGTAATTCTATTGCTATGAGTTTCGCACAAAAGGGGTTAAGTGTTGCAAGTGCGGCGGCAACTGGAAATTTAGGCGGCGTTATTGGCGGCGTAACTTCAACCGCCGCAGAACTTGCAAACATGGCAGACAGGCAACAACAGCCGGATGAAATGAAAGGAACGCCGCAGGGTAACGCCCTGTTATATTCCGGCGGTGCGGGGGTTTTTGCCCGTTGCGAATGTTGCAAAACGGAATACATTTCTAAAGTTGACGATTATTTTACACGGTACGGGTATTTGATAAATGAGGTTAAAAAGCCGCTTTTGCACAACCGAAAAAATTTTGATTATATACAGACAAGGGATATTGACATAACAGGGGCAATTCCCACTGATGATTTAGAGGAATTATGCAACATCTTTAACAATGGCGTTACAATTTGGCACAAACCTAATACTTTTGGTGATTATGGTGTGGACAATTCCCCGATTAATAGTTAATGTTCCACGTGGAACATTTTGAAAGGTGTGATAATTTGAAACATGATTACAGTCCAATGCTAAACCCTGTAAACAAAGGTTTTGACACAACAGCCGCCCTAAATAATGCAACTTATTTAGATTATTACAAGCGGTTACGCCTGTTAGCTTTGTCAATGTTTGAATGGGAAAACTTGCCGGACAGCATGAACGAACGCTTTCTTGAAAAAACATTGTATATGTATGGGTTAGCCTGTTTCTGTTATGACGATAATTTTGGTTGGCTTTCTCTGCGTTGCATACCGTCCGCAGAGTTAAACGTATATGAAGAAAGTTTGAAATATACAGCCTATTCCATTAATTACTCAAAAACATTTAACAGAAATGAAATTGTTTTAGTCCGGAATAACCTTGACCAGTTACCAACTGATATGACAATACAGCTTTTTGCCCGTAGGCTTTACGAGTGCGAAAGAACTATTGATGTTAATATTAAGGCACAAAAAACCCCCGTACTTGTCAAGTGTGGAGAAAAACAACGGTTAACGCTTAAAAACGTATATATGAATTATGACGGTAACGCCCCCGTTATTTTCGGGGATAAAGATTTGGACACAACAGGCTTTGAAGTCTTACAGACAAATGCCCCGTTTGTTGCTGACAAATTGGCAGAATATAAGCGTAATGTGTGGAGTGAAATGTTATCATTTTTAGGTGTTAACAATGTTGCAACCGAAAAGGCAGAAAGACTTGTAAGAGATGAAGTTAACGCAAATAATCAAATGGTACAGTTATCCGCCGAAACTATGTTGTTGACACGTCAACAGGCGGCAAAGGAATTAAATGTATTCTATGGGTTTAATGTTAAGGTTAAGTTAAGAACATATGATGAAATGAAAGAACTGTTGAAACTGGAAAGCGAAACAGAGGAAGAAGAAACGGGGGCGGCAGATAGTGAGTAAATATACAACAGAATTAAGATATCTGATAGAAAATAATTTTGATATTGGGTTAAAAACTTACCCCATTTTTGACGAAAATTACAGGGAAGTTTTAAACACTAAAATTATCAATCATTATTTTTTCCGTGAAATAGGCATGGAAACCGCCGAACTTTTCAAACGTTATCTTAATACAACAATGTGTGAGATAATGCCCTATTATAATCAGCTTTACAAATCTGAATTATTGGAATTTAACCCGTTTTATAATGTTGACAAGACAATAACAGCAGATAAAAACAACAACAGCGTTTCCGATTTTATCGGGAATATCACAGGGAAAAACACGCAGACCGCAGACAGCGAAAACACGCAGACGAACAACGGCAAACAGCAAACCACAACCGCCGCAACTTCAACGGGCGAAAGTATAGGCAATTCAACAACCACAAATAAAAACAAAAATGTTTCAAGTGATACGCCGCAGGGTTTCTTATCAATCAATAGTATTGAGAATGAAACTTATGCAAGTGCGGCAGAAATGGGAAATGCTGAAAGCATAAACAATAGTAAGGCAACTTCAAACAATGCCGAAAACGGCACAACAGACCAAACAACCGCAGATGAAAGCAAAGCCAAAGGGACAACCAAAAGCAATGCAACAACTGCAACTGATACCGAAAATAAGACAACGTCCACAGACTTTGAAAATTATGTAAGTCACGTTATAGGAAAATCAGAGGGCGAAACTTATAGTGAAATGCTTATGAAGTTTCGGGAAACTTTCCTTAATATTGACATGATGATAATTGACGAGTTAAAGACTTGTTTTATGATGATATATTAAAAGGAGTGTGCAAACATGAAAGACCCGTTTAACAGTCAAGCACCGCACTTTTTAACGAAAGTAAAAACTTATTGTGCGAAAGTGTTGCCGCTTGTGTTTGACAATTCGCTTTCCTATTATGAATTTTTAGGAAAAGTATGCCATAAACTGAATGAGTGCATAGATGCACTTAATTCGCAGAATCTCAATATAATTGAGTTTACGCACATGGTACAGCTTGAAATTGAAAATTTTGAAAAGTACATTGACAACCGTATAACAGAATTTGAAGATGAACTGAAAAAAGCATGGGAAGAATACAAGGAAGAACTGAACAAAGCCTTTGCAGACTTCAAAAATGAAATGTTAGCGGCATGGGAAGAAGAAAAGGCAATTAATGAAAAATTCAGAACAGACCTTTTAAATGATTTTAACAGTTTTAAAACTGAAATAACCGCACAACAAGAACGTTTTGAAACACAGATTAAAGCGGACTTTAACACATACAAAGAAACCGTTAATGCAGAAATTGAACAGTTTGAACAGGCAACTAATGCTGACTTATCAGCTTTCAAGAACACAATGCAAACACAGCAAAACGAATTTGAAAACCACATGGTTGAACTGTTCAACAATTTCAAGACCACAGAAAAACAGGCAAGAACTGATTTTGAAAGCAACTTCCAACAGCTTTTTGAACAGTGGAAAATTGACACGCTTTATGCACTGAATGAAAATATTTCAGACTGGGAAACAGACACGCAGAACAGATTGACCGCTTATATTGATGAAAAAATTGGTGCATTTCAAGCAGGGTTTAACGCCAAAGTTAACCAGCTAGAAATTGACCTGAACAAAGAAAGAGAAGACAGACGTCAACACGATGAAAGTCTGCAAACACAAATAAACCAGTTAACACCAGAGGGAGCAATAAAGGCTGATAGCCCCGATAGTAACGGCAATTCACAGCTTTACACAATAAATCCCGATACGCAGGAAAGAACTGATATTTTCCCAAAGGTTAACGACAGCGGAGGTGATTTACCCGAAAATGTAGTCACAGCAGGTGAAACGGATAATAGGGGTATAAGAAAATTGTCGGTTAACGGTGAAGATTTTCTCCCTAAAGGTGAAATAACCCCTGTTTATTTAATTCCTAATAGCAACGAAAATGAAAGCTACCTGAAACCAATAGCCGGCGGCAGGGGTGTAATGATACACAAATTGCTTTCAAGAGATAATAAAGTCTTTGTTAAAATTAAAGGAGTAACAGACCTTGGAAACGGTTTTATTTCAATTCCTAAAGCTAATTTAGGGTATTCCGATACAAGTGGAATTGCTGCTACAAGTGTATTGTTAAGTTTACAGATTGATTTTTCATTATACACAGACGATGACCCGAACAACATTATTGCAAAAGCCGGATTACGTTTTAATTTGTATTGGGCAAGGTGGGACGGTGACAATTGGAAATGCGGTGTAATTGCTACGGGCTTTGATGCCAATGAGGGTTTAGCCGCTGTTACAAAATCAAGACTTATAACAAAAGTTAATTTTATTAATTAAGATTAACCAACAGCCGCCCCATGTGGGCGGCGTTTTGTGTTGCCATTTCACGGCAAGAACTGCGGCGGCGTTTCACGGTACAAAGTGCGGCGGCAATTCACGGCAAGAACTGCGGCGGCAATTCACGGCAAGAACTGCGGCGGCAATTCACGGCAAGAACTGCGG